GTAATAATAAATGGCGTATCAGCTTCAACCTGGACTTTCCATTGTTCAAAACTCGGGTGCCATAGCTCCCGTAAAAGCGACTGATGAAATTTTTGTATACCCCCAGCCCGGTAGCCTAAACTGTGGTAGTTGCCGACCAAACACTATGTTGTACGGTACTGCCCCATACATGGCGGGTAAGGGTTCTCCAGCACAATACATTGAGACAAGTGATCAGCTTCGTCCCCAATCTACTTCCCGATTTAACAAGCATATCGTTCAGACATACGAGCGAAACCTGTTCCCCTTAACTAATATGGAGTGCAAGGTCCCTCTTCGTACAATGCGATATGAGCCCGCGAGTACCAGAGCCGAAGTCCAGAATGGTCTGTTTCAGCAGAGGTACCTTAATAAAAATGTTAACAAGAAGTAAGAATGGCTGATCCTATATCACTCATGGCCGTCGCCGGTCTTGTATTTGCGGGAAGGAACTTGAGTACCAAGTCCGAACCACCAAAAGTTACTGTCACTGAACCAGCACTGAAAAATCCAGAAGTTATAGAATCTAACAATTTCCAGCCTACAGCCGAAATTCCACACAAGAGAGAAATGGAGAGTTTCGGAGATATTTCTATGCAGCAACGTACCGGCGGGGAGGAAATTCTAAATATGAGAAACAGAATGTATGATAACGGTCGTATGAACAACCTTTCACCCATTGAAAAGCAAATGGTCGGTCCAGGTTTAGGTGTTGACCCCAGTGTACCCGCAGTAGGTGGTTTTCAGCAGACTTTTAGAGTAAATCCTGTTAATGTTGGTGAGTACAGGCTCACTACACTTCCAGGGCGTACGGGTCCAGCGGCTGATGTTACTGGTGGTCGTTCTGCCATGGTTGGTGAACTTACACACAACAAACCCGAAACTACCGCCTTTCTCCCATCTAGGCGACCTGCCATGGCGGGACGTGCTCAAGGTATGTCTGGTGTAGTTCCTCGTAATGAGCATGAAAGGACTAAGCGCACTACTAATCGTTCGGAGACTGGTCTTCGTAACGATGGTTTAGGTTTCAATGGCGCTAAGCGATTCATCAGTGCTCAGACAATGTCCCAAGACCCCACTCGATTCAAGAGTGATCGCAACGATGAACAGTATATGTATAACAATCGCCCAGCCCCAGGTATCCACAGTCATCACGGTGCCTACACACAAGGCGTTGCTTCTCAGATAACTGCAAAGACTAATGAGGAACTCATGAAGTATGGCTTCCGCCCCGAAGATCGCAGAGGCAAGCCCAACAGGATGGGTAATGCTGGTAGGATGAATGTTCGTGAGAGCGCCCTCAAGCAGGGTGGTCGTCTTACATCTGTTCGTACCGATAGGACTCGTATAGATGGTCGTGTTGCCCCCGCCAATGGTGGTTGGACCCAAAACTATCAGCAGAAGCCTTTCCACCAATTCAACTCATACAAAGGTAACGCGAATCCTAACACTCAGGATCTAGGTATTGCGAAGAGACAACTTCAAAACAACCCTCTTGCACACTCTCTCTACCAATAGATTGTTGATTTATACTAGACGAAAACAATCATTAAAATATTATCCCTATATTTTAATGAAGGTCCACACCCTTAACATAGATAGTAGTGAAAGAAATACAAGTGTCTATGCATACGCCAATAGTTACGTCGTTACTTTAGATAACCCTATTTACGATATATCTAATATAACACTCGTTTCTGCTCGTATTCCTACACCACAATTGATGACCTCCGCCACGAATAAAACATTTAGTGTAGATGGTGTTAATATTACACTGAATGAGACGAACTATTCAAATGGTTATGTGTTAGCTGAGGACCTGGATATAGAACTCGCCCCTTCTAATACGCACGTAGACAGTGTTATTTTTGATGAAGAGACGGATTCATTAGTGTTTTCTAACACACACGCGAGTGGTGATAATTTCACACTTCAGTTTTATGATGGTACGAATGGATATTCAAGTAATTCTTCACCAGTAACAACTCCACATCAAATTATGGGTTTTAGTTCCAAAAACTTTACGTCTACAGGTAAAATACTTCGTTCTGGTGCGATTAATTTAAATGGACCTAATTCTTTGGTATTAAAATTAACAACAGGTTCTGATGAGTTTACTCAGTCTATATATACTTCTACACCATTCTATACTGGTCATATACTTCTCGATGGATCGGATTTCGTGAACTTTAATGGTGCTGACGATAAATTAGTGCATCACTTTCATTCTGGAACACAAAAGATGATTAAGGATGTTAAAATCGAGTTTTTCTATATGAGTCATGGTCGATTAATCCCATATGATTTTAGAAATCAAGATCACGTACTGAAATTTGAAATTGCGGGTTCTACGGATAAATTGGAGAATTTACCTAAAGTGTCATTACCGGAAGAAGAACCTAAAAAATCTGAAAAGAAAGAGCCAATCATAAGTATTCCTGAAGTTGTAAAGAATTCTTATAAGTGGAGAAAAGAGTATTTGTATATAGCGCTAATTATTTTAGCTGGACTACTCCTGATGTTTTTAATGAAAGGCAAACCTCTTAGCGGGTTATCGCGTAGACGGGCTGCGCAGGCTTAGAAACCTTACCGTTGACACGGGAGATGACTAAGAAGACAACCACAGAGAGGAGGGAAGTCAGGATAGCGGTGAGCGCGTACTGAGCACCACCGTTCTTGGGGACCTTTACGATCTGGGTGATGGTCCAGCGAACGAAGTCCATCCACGACATGGCAGCGGCGAAAGAGAAGCCACCGACAATCGAGTTGAGGGTCTGGGTCTGGAGTTCCTGAGTGACAAGGTTTACGGTCTGGAGAGCGGCGGCCGACATAGTGTTTGTTATACTATACATGACGAAAAAAATTATTCTTTTGTAACTTCTTCTTTTTTTACTATTTTTTTAAATCGTTTTGCTTTGAGTGTTTTTGTTTTTGAAAATAATTGTTCATCATCTGATGAATCATCACTAGAGCTTGAATCTAAGTTTGAAGTGTGTAACTTAGTCTTATCAGAAAAATTCCATCCTTCAGGTTCTGAGATGCTCATTACTATTAATAGCATTTTTTAACATGTGTTCTGTCGGATTTTGGGGTTCCCAACTGTTCCAACGATCATAGGCTTCATTCATCTTGAGTAACGTCATATCATTCCCTGAATATCTTTCAAACGGTGGGCATTCTTCTACAGAAACAATATCCATTTCCTCATCAGATTCATATTCTTCGTCGTCATCTTCTTGGTAAATTTCGGGAAACATAGAACCCGTCGCCTGACCAACTGTGTACATTGCACAGTATTTCATTGCATATTCCATATCTTCTGGGAGAAGTGTATCTCTTCCACAGGCTTTGGAATATTCTGCTGCGAGTAAAGTACTTTGCTCTAGAACGGGTAGGAGAAGGTTCGTCATAGTATCAATGTATTGCTCTGCCATTCTGTCACCAGCATCACCGAAGCCAGTTTGCATATTCATCTTTAGTATTTGAGATCAAAAATAGTTTTCGCAGTTCCCTCACCCACACGGAGGATGTTATAGTTTACGGCGTATACTCGAACCTGTCTTGAATAACCTGTACATGGGTTTAGACTTAGGTTTAGAATTTGTTCTTTCACGAGACTGAAATTTACCTGCCCAGTTGGATACCATTCTTCTGGTTGTAAAGCGAAACTGTATGAATAGAAACGTCTAATGAGTTGGGTTTTTGAGTGATGTATAGCGGCCTGAACAGCCTTAAGAAATGTCATAGTCCCAGTGTCCCTGGTAATAATTTCTTGACCATCGAGAGTAAGTGTAAGATGATCCAGATTTTCCCAAAGTATATACTTATTCCCAGTTTCTTCGAGTATACCATCATAATCAAAAGGGGTAACAAACTCAAATTCGCCCGTTCCTACACTACCCTGACGCTGAATAACAAAGTATAGTTCTTTCACTGGGTTTACAAAATCTAGTTTAAATTGCCCTGTATTTACACCCGAAGCGATATCAAAAACATTCTGTTGAATTTGTGTGATTAGGTAATCTCGCCTTGATTTTTGCATTTTAATTCTTTCTTCACAATCTACATGTACAACTTCTGCACAGAGTTGAAAATCCTTAATTTTCAGTGTCAGTCCTGAAACGTCAGCTTTTGATCCATCAATTTTAATAACAATCTCCTGTGCAGTCCGTAATTTGAATTCAACTTCAACTTCCTGACGGTTTATAGCACATAGGGGTATAGCAAGTTCTGGGTGATTGTAAAAGTAAAATGGTAAATCTACAAAAAAACTAATATCTTCACCATTTCCTAAAGCATTTCGGGCAACAACCAGATTGTTTGAAACACGCCGATGTGCTGTTCTCTCTGGAAACTTACCAATCAATTCTTCAAGTGCTATTTGTTTTGTTTGGGTAACAAAATGCTCCGAATATATTTGGAGCCAATCACTTGTTAGGCGTTGAATAACCTTACCACCAATGATTAGATCTACATGTTCTATGAGGGCATGTCCAGCTGATTCTATATAACAAGTCGACTGACCTAATGGTATGAGAGGCAAAGTGACCTTTAAACTCAGAGTTTTCAGTAAATCACCTTGATTTTGGGGGATTTTAAACTTAACAATACTACCAAAGTCAGCTTCATTCTCTGGGTCTAGATCCACATATTCATTCGAAAAGTTTGTATGTTTTTTAAAACTCTCCAAAAAATGACTGTAGTCTGGGTCTAACGTAAAGAACTTCTCTTGAGGTCCTGAAGACATCAACTGAAGTTCACCAGCCATTACTACTATATCAATCTAAAATTTTAAACCAGCTAATCCACTGTTAATTCTCAATACGTTATAATTGACAGCATACACACGTGTCTCACTATCACTATCTGCATATTTGACATTATTGTTCGCATCACGTAGACCCTCAATTGTTATCTTAAATAGTTTGTGTGATATACGACTCATATTAACCTGTCCAGTTGGATAATAGACCTCAGGTTTAAGCGAGAATGAGTACATACCAAATTTACCTGGTCCAAATCTACCAGCAACCCCAAATGGGGCACCAGGTGTAATTGCACTAGAATTCGGTGAATTTACATGGTGGTTTAGGGATTGTTCATATCCAAGAAACTTTCCATCTCTATTGAACACTACTTCATTATTGAAACGGAGTTCGGTATTTATTATCGTATTGAATTCAGTTGGATAATTGTTTGCAAAAGCTCTATCGGATTGTGATACGAAGAAAAGTTCTTTGACTGGGTGTTTGAAGTTGAGCATAACTGATTTTGTATTATCACCAGCTTTCATCTTGAATTTAGACATTTGTACCTGTGTAATGAGATAATCTAACGGTCTCGACTTTAAGAAATTACTTTCATCTGGGGATACATAGACAAACTCTGTATCCATCGAAAACTTCGGAATCTCTGCAACATCACCCGCGAAAGATCCACCAAATATAAGTTCTTTTAAAGGTCTGAGTTTAATTCTAACTTCTACAACTTGTTTAGTTAAGGCACACGTTGGTATAGCCAGGGATGGATTTCTATAAAAATAGAATGGTAATTCCAAGAAATATGTATAATTTGTACCAGAAGCATAACTCAAAATATTACCATGTCCATTTAAAAAGTATAGTGTTTGATCTATATCATCACTTGTATTGTACAGTTGTTGATGCATGTAAATGTACTCTCCTGTGAGTCGTTCAATAGGTTGCCCCCCTATAAGAAGGTCTGCATGCTCGATTAAATGAGTTATAACAGACGGACACCATATATTATTGTTTGCACCACCGCTGTCAGGTGTTGGGTCTTTGAGAGTTATTTTCAACGTAAGGTTCTTAACCAAATCACCTTTATCACCAGGTACTCTACATGTAATGGTTTTATCGAAATCTATATCTCCATCGAATTGACTCTCAACATAATCAAAAGCAAATTTTGAATGTCTTTTGAAGTTTGTTAAAAAGTATGAAAACTGTGGTTCACCTGTGAGCCATTCATCTTGGACCCCAGTGGCAGCAAGTCTCAGACGACCAGCCATTCCTACTGTATATGAGTAAAATTTTGTTAAATAAAACGAGACAGTACAATAGAATGAATCTTCAATTGAGGAAATTCAAACCCGAGACGATCACAGATGACAGGGTGTGTGTTTTCATAGGTAAGCGTAACACTGGTAAATCAACACTGGTGAAAGATATCATGTATCATAAGAAACACCTCCCAGCGGGTATTGTACTCTCAGGAACAGAAGAGGGTAATCATTTTTACTCTGAGTTTATCCCAGATTTATTCATTTATGGCGACTATGACAGAGATGCTATAGAGAGGGTTATGGCTCGACAGAGAAAGTTAGTGGGTGGGGGTAAGAAAAATTGTGGAGCCTTCATGCTTCTGGATGACTGTATGTATGACTCAAAGTTTCTAAAAGACACGTGTATTCGACAGTGTTTTATGAATGGTCGTCATTGGAAGATCTTCTTTATGTTGACAATGCAATATGTTATGGACTTACCACCAGCACTACGAGCCAATGTGGATTACGTGTTTATCCTCAGGGAGAACATCATTCAGAATAGAGAGAAACTTTACA